CTTCTCAAAGTTCCGTGGTAACATTCGTGAAATGCACCAGCCAAAAGCGGTAGGCAAAATGGTAGCATTCAAGGAAGACAAGTACTTTGACCCAGAGACAAAGAAGTTCTATCAGGGTGTCTATGTATCTGCTTATGTTTCAAAGGGTGCACAGGACACTTGGGAAAAGGTTCTAGATGGCACACTTACTGGTTTTTCTATTGGTGGTAAGATGAACAAGTGGGATGATGGCTATGACGAAAAGAGCGATTCCGCTATTAGAATTATTAAGGACTACGACTTGGTTGAGTTATCCCTCGTTGACAGTCCAGCAAATCAGTTTGCAAACATCCTATCTGTTGAAAAGGTAGATGGTGTTGACACCATTACAGGCGAGGGTACTGACACAATTCTTGAAAATGTATTTTGGGACAAAGAATCAGGATTGGTAACAATCACAGAAGAAGATTCAGCAACAAGCCCAGTAACAGGTGCCAGTATGCAAAACATAGGTTTTGTTGAGAAGTCAGATGATGACAAACTTGACATGATAAAGTTCTTAGTAGATAGTGCTAAAGGCATTAATACTTCTAAGACTATTAAAAAGGAGAATGATAACATGACCGATGAAAACGTAAACGTTGAATCAGTAGATGTCGCTCCAGAGGCAGAAGTTGTAGTTGACGCTCCTGCTACAGAAGAAGTTGTCGAAGAGGCTCCAGTAGCCGATGAAGCACATGTAGAAGAAGTTGTAGAAGAAGTTGTCCCAGGTCCAGAGGAAGAAATTGCTAAGGCAGTTTCGGAACTAGGCACAACAGTTACAACAGCCTTTAGCGATATCTCAGCAATCATCAAGTCACTAGCAGATGCAAATGCATCACTAGTAACAGAAGTTGCTGAACTAAAGAAGTCCCTCGGACTTGTTACCTCAAAGGTAACAGACGCAGAGTCAGATTTCAACAATCTTGGAAAGCGTATCGATGCTGTAGAAGCAGACACCGCTTTCCGCAAGTCTGGTGACCTCGGTGAGGTCATTCAGGAACCAGTACTGGTGGAAAAATCAGTATGGGGCGGAAGTTTCCTCAGAACATCCGATTTACTAAAATAAATTCACTAGGAGGTGAAAAATAAAATGTCAGAAGAAATTATCAAAAATATGCCTTCAGGTGCTAGTCCAGTTTCAAACTTTCCTAACGCTGAAGGTGCTTTCGGTACATCAGACAGCGTGTCAAGCGGCACAGGAGCGTTCTCAGAAAACGGAACTTTCCTAGGCAACAGCCCAACTGCTAACTTTGGTGTAACCACAGGTGCAAATGGTGTAAACCCATCTGCTACTGCAAGTCCAAATTATCCAGGTACTGGTATCCTACGCCCTGAACAGGCAAGACGATTTATCGACTATGTTTGGGACGCAACCACACTTGCACAGGACGGACGCAGAGTAACAATGAGAGCAAACACAATGGAACTAGAGAAGATTAACGTGGGAGACCGTGTTATTCGTGCTGCTAACCAGGGTGTTTCAACATACACCAACACTGGTGCAACCTTCTCAAAGGTTGAACTAACTACCAAGAAGATTCGTCTAGACTGGGAAGTTTCTGCAGAGACACTCGAAGATAACATCGAGGGTGCCGCTCTAGAAGACCACCTAGTTCGTTTGATGACTAATGCTTTCGGTAACGATATCGAAGACCTAGCCATTAACGGTGACGGTTCAACAGGTTCGTTCCTAAGCATTATGAACGGATTCATTAACTTGGAGAAGACCAACCCTAACGTTGGTTCTGGTTCAAACCTTGGAAGTGCACACGAAGTCGTGAATGCGTCAGCAATCACAGAGTGGACAACTGAAAAGATGCAAGCACTTATCTTGGCTATGCCTCGCAGATACCGTGCTATCACTAACGGTCTAAAGTTCTATGCTGGTACAGACACATTTGCCAACATCGTAAAGAACAATGGTACTGTTATTGCTAACATCGGTTCTACTGAAGGTTCTCGTGGAGAGTTCCTAAGTGGTGCTAACCAGACTTTCGGTGGTGCTCGCCAGACTCGTGTTCTAGGTGTACCTGTTCTTGAAGTTCCTTACTACCCTGCAGGATTCGTTGACCTAACGTTCCCACAGAACCGTATTTGGGGCTTCCAGAGAGATATCACTGTAAACCGTTTCTATGTACCAAAGAAGGACACTGTAGAATATACAGTATTCGTTCGTTTCGGTATCGCATGGGAAGAACTGGATGCAGTTGCATTCCAGGATGCTACAACAGAGTCCTAAAATTCTGTAAGCATCTCAACTTGATTGGGGGTAGGGACTAAAATCTCTACCCCCTTTCTATATTTATCTGGTATAATTGAAATAAATCTAAGGAGGATTTAACATGACCGAAGAAAACAAGACCTCAAAGCCTGTTGTAGAAGATGCAGTTGTAGAAGCACCTGTAGAAGAAGTAGCAGAAGTAGTTGAGCAGAAAGTAATCACAAAACCTGAACCAGAAAAGAGCGTTCCTACATTGGGATACAATGAGAATGGCGTTATTGGTTCAACAACCACAAAGGGTGCAAAGCCTAAGTCAGAAAAGGTAGAAGTTCCTGCAGATGTAAAGCCAACAAAAGTTGCTATTTACTCTGAAAGAAACCTATACGCAGATGGCTTTGGTAAAATTACTGTTGGATACAACATTGTTCCAAACAAGTATGTAGACTTTTGGGTTACACAGCGTGGCGTAAGACTAGCAACTCCAGAAGAAGTTGCGGAGGCTTTTGCCTAAATGGAAGTATTGAGGGTTCCACCATATCCAATTACAACTAAATGGGATGTCCCTGCAGCAAATACTGCATACACTGTTTATGTTGAGGATTTGGTGGACCACTCATCCGAAACAACAACTCTGACCTCAGACGCAAACAAGCAGATATCCTATATTCTGCCAAGGTCCAAGGTACAGTTTGACAGAGACTTTTTATTTCAAGTAACAGATTCAACTGGTGAAATTGTTGTAGATGACAATCTAACAATCTATAGACCATATGTAAACCCAAACACTCTAGCAACCACAGCAGACGAGATTGCAGACTATAAGAGTTGGGAAATTATTGCTAGGTCTATTATCGACCAATATCTGTCCAATGCTGATTTCTATAATCACAAGTTAGTGATTGTGAAGGAAGGTCAGGGAGGAGATTATTTCCCTATCTGGCATCCAGTAAACAAAGTTTTAAAAGTGTACGAGAACAACGTTCTTGTCTATAATGGTGAAGATGTTGCTAAAACATTAGCCACTCAAACCCCAACAATCTCATCTGGAACAGTTACCCTAACTACTGGAACTGCCCACGGTTTTGAAATTGGAGATGTTGTAAGAATTTCGACAGTTGTTCCAACAGGATATGCAGGACTATTCGTAGTTACTGCTGTTCCAACAACAACATCATTTAGTTTTGCAAACTCTACCACAGGGAATATCACTACTGCTGGAACAGTCATTAGAGTTTGGGAATACGAATATAAGACTTTGCTAGATGGTTCTGCTATTGCCAGGGTAGAGGCAAACGAACCCTATAACCGTATGCAGTCAACACCACCAAGACTTCCAATAGGCTCTGGAGACCTAGCCTACTATGCTGGTCAAAGAAATGGATATGTTGCATTTCCAGAAGGATTTGACTACACCTTTGTTTTAGACGCTGGACACAAGACCATTCCTTCAGATGTAGAAAAGGCAGCAACAATCCTAGTACAAGAACTAAAATGTGGAAACAATGACTACTACAAGCGTTTTGTAACAGAATACAGCACAGACCAATTTGACGTAAAGTTTGCTCCTCAATTTTTGGAAGGGACTGGCAATATGCTCGTTGATAAGATTCTTAACAACTATAAGGGCAGTAACTTCAAGCCATCAATACTATAATGATATGCGAAACAACAGACTTTGCCTACGGTGAAAGCATTTATACAGAAAGTGCTGGTCCTCGTATGGGTCAGCCAACAATTTTTGAAGTGGCAACATTGAATCCAATGGTTGGTCCATTCGGTAGCGTGGAATACTACAAGGTAATACTTAGACGTTCTGAGAATCAGGCAACTGACCTATGATAATTACATTTGATACTAAAAAGATAGTAAATGAATTAAATAATATTGCACAATATTCTATTGGTTTTTTAGACGGAGCACAGGCAGGAAAGATAGAGTTTCAAAATAACTTTGGAAGTTCTGTAGTAGAGTCTTTGAAAAACTTTATAGATACAAATGCCAGGGTAAGTCCAGAAACATTGCATCACGTTTATGAATGGTATAGGACAGGCTCACCAGAAGCAAGACTGTTTGATATAGACTATATAATTAAGGACAACACACTATCCTTTAACTATACATTCTCTCAGTCTCAATCATATTCTAAAAACTCAACAAAACCATTTTACGACAAGGCAAGAATAATGGAAGAAGGAACTCCTGTAGTAATTAGACCAAAGCCTAATGGTGTTCTTTCTTTTAACGCAGATGGGGAACAGGTATTTACCAAGAAGCCAGTAGTGGTTCAAAATCCTGGTGGACAGGGTGTCGAGCGTGGCTTTGAAAATGCTTTAGATTCATTCTTCAACAGTTACTTCACTCAGTCCTTTATAATGTCTAGTGGATTACAGGAACATTTTGCAAATCCAAAAGACTATAAAAATAATTTTGTTGCAGGCTCTAAACAAGGAAAATCTTTGGGATTCCGAGTTGGCTATCAGTGGGTATCGAAAGGTGGTAAAATAGACTAATGAGCAGAACATCTATTTTAAACACACCTGTACTGTGGATTAACGCCTACCTGCAGGAAAAACTAGAAGGACTTGGATTTGACACAGTTCCATTCTTTCCAACTACCCCATCAACAATAAACGACATTACAGAGTCTTTCCCAACTGGTGGGGTAATGTGTACATACGACAGACTTATCCGTATGCGTAGAAAAGCATTTCCACACATTAAATGTGAAGAATTGCTATACTATTTCTATGCAACAGCAGAGAACTCAGTAATCAATATGATTAAGATTACTGAAAAGGTAAACAGACTTCTTGATAGGGAAGATGAATCAGCAGAGGAATTAAACAACTGGTGTAAACAAAAAGGCTCAATTATGGTAGAGGGAGAGTCTATAGAACCTAACTTTGTTTTTCATGGCTTTAAGGTATTCCAATTGCAAGAAACTAGAGACATTATCAATTTTGCCACAGCCAGAACCTATGGCGGTAACAAGATTATCATCTATTATGACTACCACATGCTAGAATTAGACTAGCCTTAAATGTGTGTTATAATTATACAGAGGAAACACCGCCACAAAATTCATAAATGAAAGATGGTGAAATAAAATATGGCATATACAAGAGGCTCAAACGCTAACATTATCGTTGGTGCTGCTGCGTTGTTCGTAACAAAGGACACAGCGACACTAACAGCAGCAAACCTTCCAGGATTTGTTGATGGAGAATCATACAAAGAGACACTAGCACTTCGTGAGACTACTAACTTCCGTAACGTTGGTTACACCAACAACGGTCTAGAAATCGCATTTGCCCCAGACTTTGGAGAAGTTATGGTAGACCAACTATTGGACACTGCTAAACTGTTCAAGCAGGGCATGAAGGTTACACTAAAGACAACTCTTGCTGAAGCAACCTTGGAGAACCTTCTCCTAGCAATTGCAGGCAAGACATCTGACTTTGGTGTTCTAAATCTAGGTACTCAGACAGAAATCACAAGACTTCTGACACTAGGTACTCCACAGACAGGAACTGTTGCTGCATCTGCTGTACTAACTTCAGGTGGTACAGACGTTAACACATTCCTAAATATTACTTCAGGTGACCTTGGGGACTACCCAATCGAACGTGGTATTATTGCAGTAGGTCCAGGTCTTGGTAACCTTTCTGGTGCAACACCAGACACACTAAGTAACCAGGCAGAACGTGTTTACGTTGCATACCGTGCTGTTTCAATCGACTCAGTAACAGTATCAGCAAAGCGTGACTCAGCAACTTCATTCGAAGTATCATTCCGTCTGCTTCCAGACAACAATGGTGCTTACGGAAAGATTGTTGACCGTTCATTCTAAAACTAAATAATAACTGAATATCTTTGAGACTGCCCTAGGGATTCCTGGGGCAGTTTCTTTTGCTATAATAGAGTATGCCTACAAAAATATATGACATACAAGAACTAGAACTAATAGACGGTACTATTGTGGAAATGTCTCCACTTAAAATTAAGTATCTAAGACAGTTTATGGATAAGTTTAACCTAATTAAGGACTCTAATACAGACGAAGAATCAATCTCAGTCCTTGTTGACTGCACAAGAATAGCCATGAAACAGTTTTATCCAGCATTGAAAACAGTGGAAGACGTTGAGGACAACATCGACTTACCAACAATTTACAAGATTATTGACGTTTGTGCAGGGGTAAAGGCAAACAATGACAAGCAGGCTGAAAAAGATGTGCCACCAACACCACCAGTCAAAAAGGATAATAGTTGGGAAAATCTAGACTTGGTAAAACTAGAATCTGAAGTTTTTGTTTTAGGGGCATGGAAAAACTTCGAAGAATTAGAGTGTTCAATATCTATGCCAGAACTAATGGCATTATTGGAATCAATCAGAGAACTAGACTACAACGAAAAGAAATTCCTTGCTGCAATGCAAGGCGTAGACCTAGACGAGTCAAGAGGTAATTCTGAGCCTGACCCATGGGAAGCAATGAAAGCCAGGGTAGCAGCACAGGTATCTGGTATTGGTAATGGAGACCCTAACGACATTACATCTCTACAGGGACAAAAGGCACAGCAGTATGGCTTTGGAATTGGCATGGGACTTGACTATGAAGTTGTTGGCAAAGACTAGTTGTTTATGCTATAATTGTAAAGAAACCATAAGGAGGATTCATGTCTACAACTATTAACGAAACCAAAACTGTAGAACTATTGGACGGTACAAAAATTAGTGTTCGTCCACTAAAAATCTCTCTTCTTCGTCCTTTTATGACAAAGTTTGAGGGCATTGCAGAAGTAGCAGATAACAACGAGAAGTCCATGACACTTCTCATGGAATGTGTACAGATTGCTATGAAGCAGTATGCACCAGAACAGGCATCAGACCTGAAGGCATTGGAAGAACTTCTAGACCTTCCAACAGTGTACAAGATTATTGAAGAAGCGTCTGGTATTAAACTAAGTGAAGCATCACTCATGGGTGGTTTAATCAACGCTTAAGCGGTGTGAGTTGAATGGCTGATATCGAATCCAACATAAAAGTTAATATAGATACGTCAGATGCTCTGTCGCAACTAAAACTTTTACAACAGCAGATATCAGCCTTTCAGCAAGGCATGAAAAACGCTGGTGCCCAGAACGCAGCAGCAGCACAAGCAATGCAACAAAACCTAATGGCATCTATTAATGCCACAGGTAAGTTCACTGCAAGCATTCAAACAATCAAAACAAGTGCAGAATCTTTTACAGAGTCACTTGAAAAGAACAAACTCTCCATAGGTCAATACTTTAAGTATGCAGGTGGAGCATCCAAAACTTTTGGAAAACTATTTAAAACTGAATTCGACACTATCCAGCAAGTAGCGGTAGATAGAGTAAAGACAATACAAACCCAATACATTAAACTAGGTCGTGACGCATCTGGTGCAATGAAGGCAATCTCTGTTAGACCACTTGCTCTTGACATGGATAACCTTGGAACAAAAACACAGATTGCTGCTCAAAAGCAACAGTTGTTCAACCAGTTAATGAAACAGGGTTCCACTCAACTTCTAAACTTTGGTAAGAATACCCAGTGGGCTGGTCGCCAACTTATGGTTGGTTTTACAATTCCACTAACCCTGATGGGTCAAGCGGCTGCTCAAGCCTATATGAAAATTGAAGCGGCATCTCTAAAGTTTAGACGTGTTTATGGAGACATGAATACAACAACAGAAGAAGCCAACAAGATGGTTAAATCTGTTCAAGCACTTGCAAACGAATTTACAAAATATGGCATAGCAGTTTCAGATACTATGGAGATGGCTGCTAATGCTGCCGCTATGGGTAAGACTGGAACAGACCTAATGCAACAGGTTGCACAGGCTTCAAAACTTGCGGTACTTGGTCAAGTAGAGCAACAGCAAGCGTTAGAAACAACCATTAGCCTTACAAATGCTTTTGGAGTATCTACAGATGAACTTGCAAAGAGCGTAGACTTCCTAAACGCAGTAGAAAACCAAACTGTTGTAAGCATCGAAGACCTAACAATTGCTATCCCTAAAGCAGCACCAGTAGTTCAGCAACTTGGTGGAGATGTAGAAGACCTAACATTCTTCCTTACAGCAATGAAGGAAGGTGGCATTAACGCATCAGAAGGTGCTAACGCACTGAAGTCTGGTCTAGCATCATTGATTAACCCAACCAAAAAGGCATCAGATTTCTTGGCAACTTTTGGAGTTAATGTTAAAGGAATTGTTGAAGGAAACAAGGGAGACATTAAGGGAGTCGTTGTAGATTTTGCTAAGGCACTAGACACACTTGACCCACTAAACCGTGCTCGTGCTATTGAACAAATGTTCGGTAAGTTCCAGTTCTCTCGTCTATCTACATTGTTCAAGAACGTAATTGACGAGGGTAGCCAAGCAGCAACAGTAGCAGGACTTGCAAATCAGACAGCAGAAGAATTAGCGGTATTGTCAGAACGAGAAATGGCTAAGATTTCAGATTCTCCTATGTTTAAGTTCCAGAAATCTATTCAGGATATGCAAGCAAAACTTGCTCCAGTTGGAGAGGCTTTTCTAAAGGCTGTTACTCCAATTATCGAATTTGTTACTAAGATTCTAGATGGATTTAACAATCTTAGTGAAGGAACAAAGTCTTTTGTTTCTATCTTAGTTCTAGCGGTTGCTGGTATTGGTCCTGCATTGCTAATGACCTTTGGTCTTATTGCTAACGGTGTAGCGAACATTATGAAACTGTTCACAAACATGAAGGCTTTCATAAACAGAACCACAAAGCCTTCGGATGTTCTTGGTGAGCAAACATCATACATGAACTCTGAGCAGTTGAAGAGTGCTGCAATCGCTGCCTCGCTTGACCAGTCTCACTCAAAACTTCGTCAAACATTTACCTCAGAAGCAGAGGCAGTAAAAAAACTTGCAGATGCTTATAGAAATGCTGTACAGGCTCAACAGGCATATTCGGGAGTTCCAGGAGTTCAAGTAGGAAATCCTAACGCTACTCCAAAGAAGTATGCTGGCGGTGTATCTATGGTTCCTGGTCCAGCAGGTGCAGGAGACATTGTTCCAGCATTGCTATCTCCAGGAGAAGCGGTTATTCCAGCAAGGTCTGCAAAGAAGTATGCTCCAGTTATTCGTGGCATGATTGCTGGAAACCTTCCAGGATTTGAAGAGGGTACCCCTGGTGCTGGTATGCGTCAAAGCATGATTGGCCCAATGACTCAAAAACAAATTGAAGGACTTCAAAAAACAGGAAAGACCATGAAGGAAATTAGCGATGAAGTTGCTACAGGTCCTTATGCTCAAACTCCACCAACTAATTATGGTACACAGATTACTCCAACTACAGGACATTCGTTCCCAGCATTCGGTGTTGGTGGGGTATATGAAAAGCCAGATGGCACTAGGGTATTCGTAAAGCCACAGATTGACTTAGTTTCTGCAATGGCAGAAATAAGAGGAACAACAATTGCTCGTGATGCTCACGGACTTGTAGCCCCAGAGCAAGCACTTCGTGTTATGATGGACCCAACAGACCCAGAGAATAAGAGAAAGTTCCTTGTTCTTGAATCAGCACTTGATGAAAGAATTGCAAATATTCCAACATCGTTTACTAAAGAGCAGTATTTTAAACAACTTGTTGCATCTCTTCTTCGTGGAGACAAGGACCTTGGAATTGGAAATCTTGGAGGAGATGTTCTTGCAGACGTTGGTCCTGCTGGGGTATTCCAGAGAGCATCTGGTAAACGTCAACTTGGTAGCAAGATTAACTCTATGGAAGAGCAAGCCATCATTAACCTTCTTGGTGTAAAGGGTGGTGCTAAAAAGTTCTTTGCAGAATCAACATCAGAAATTGCTAAGAGCATGACCCCTGCAGAATATGATGCCGCAATGAAGGCAGAGATTCAGGCAGTTGCCCCAAGACTACAGGCTACTATCGCTGGGTTTGGAAAACTATCTCCAGAAGAAAAGCAAGCATACATGGCTATGCAGCAAAGACTTCAGGCAGGTATGGGCGTTGACTGGAGTAAGTATCAAGCAATGCATTCAGCAGTACCACCGAAGAAATATAATGAGGGTGGCTTTGTTGGTATTGAAAACTCTCAATTGTTCTCTCAAAAATTGATGGCAATGTCCAGCGAACAAATAAAAGAGCAACTCAGAATTCAAGATACTCACTTGGTCGAAGCAATAGACCTAACTAACAATCCACAGGCTTTTCAACAAATTAAAGACGTACTTCCAGGAGTAACTAGAGAAGAACTCAGGGGTTTTGAACCAGTATCTAATCTAACAGCCCAATTCCCAGCAAACATGAATCAGAAGATGAAGGGCGAGGGATATTCTCCTGGAATGTTTGCTTCAGTTTGGAATGGATTCGTTGGTAAATTATCTAAGAGTGCAACAATTGCTGGAATTGATTTGCCAAGTTCTCAAATAATTGAAGATGAATTAGGTGAAGCAATTAGAAATAGGGGAAAAAACATAAATGACCCTGAAATCGGAAAAATTATTGGAGAAATTCTTGAAAAGTCTGCAAAAGTTGAGAAACAAAAACTATATGGTTTAGCATTAAGAGTTGCACAACTTAGAAGTAAGCCATTGGCACTAAGCCAAAGTAGTAATGACTCAATTCATTCAATTGCTCTTAGAATGTTAAGAAATGGTTCTGCACAATTTAATGATAATGGAACAAGTCTTGTTAGAACTATTGGAAACGGAAATGTCACTAGGTTTGGTACCTGGGAGTATGGTTCTGGTAAATATAAAGTTGGAAGCGATGCTGCAAATGCAACAATAGAAGAAGTTGAAATACGAAGAAGAGCACGAGAAGCAGCCTATGGTCCAAATGGTTGGGCAACTGTAGGAAACTTCAATGCACCAATGCCAACAGTAAATAGAAAACTTGTTAAACCTCAAGACTGGAAAGAAGTAACTAATCCTGCAAACTGGAACAAGATGACCAAAGCACAGCAGGACCAATATCTTTCTGCAATTCCAGGAACTGACCCAACAACTCTTTCTTTTAGAAAACAAGATTATGAACAAGGTTTTGGAAATAATAAGGGTCCTGCATCAGAATGGACATATGATTCTAGCAAACTAAAACCTGGAATCAAATGGAGAAATTCAAACCAAGCCATGCAACTGGCATACAATGAAATGGCTAGAAATGGAATTATTCCATCAGCAGGACAAGCGTTCTTCAATAAACTAGCACTAGGAAAAGAGCCTATAAAGATGGCTGAAGGTGGTATTGTTCCAGGAGGAATGGGAAAGCCTAAAGCATCAGTGTTTGACGTTGACGATACACTGCTTGACCTAGCATCCTTTATGCCAGCACATCAAGCAAGAAATGCAAAACTACCTAAAGAGCAAAGACTTAATTGGTGGGAAGAAGTAGCCAAAGACCCGAAGGGCATTCCAGC